TTGATGCTGCCGAAGTCGAGCGAAGCCGTTTCCGTCTTGATGCTCAGGAACAGCGCTTGAATGCGGCTGAACCACAGCGCCCAGCGGGGGTTGGTGTTGCTGACGGGTTCCTGTAGGGGCGGGTTAGATAGGTTCATGACACCCACAATGTAGCTGATTTGATCGCCACCTTCACGGGGTCTGTGATGCTGAGCCGGAACGTCCGGCTGAATCCGGCCCCAAGCCGGTTCCATTTCACCCGCTGTCCGTATTCGCCCATGCGCCCGATGCTGCGCCAGTGCTCGTTGCCGTAGAAGTTGCCCCGGTCGTTGGACCATTGCAGCATCGCTTGCGGAACCACGCCCTGCCCCGATTCGACACCCACGCCCTCTTCCATGTCCATTTGCAGCGAATGGTAAAACGTCCGCTGCCCGTCCGTGCCGAGGTGCGGAAATACCAGTTCGCGCCGGATGGCTGCGCCGTCATCAGCGTACACGTCGTTTTCGAGTTTGTAGATAATGCCGTCCCGGTAACTGCCGACCAGGTGGTCTCCGTTGAAATAGGCGTACGCTTCGCCCAGGTGCCGCCCGCCTTCGAGACCTGACGAGCGTTCGTGCCAACTGTTCGTGGTGAGGTCGTAGACCCAGGTTTTGTCCGCCGTCGGGAAGTTCAGCACGTAGAACGTGTGACCCTCGGAGATGTAGCTGTAGCCGGTAGCGTCGGCGATGTTGCTGTACCGCGCCCACTGGTATTCCTGCGCGTGTTTTGAGATTGGAACAACATTGCCGCCCTGCGCATGGACCGCAACACCAGCGCCCTGCGGCGTCTGCGCCAGCCAGAACAATGAATTGCCGGTCGCGTCGGCCTTGGTCACGCTGAACCGCGCCATGCAGCCATAACCGCTCGTCATGCCATCGGCCCGCTGGAACGGGAATGCGGTTCCGGCGTTGTACCAAACCTCGGTAGAAAATTCGCCAATTAGGTACAAATGGCTATAGGTCGCATACGGCAGAACAAGGTTATCCGGGGTTGACTCAGCCGTTGCGAAATCCGTTGCGTCCCAGGCCGTCCCGTCGTAGCTGGACGAGATATAAAACCGCCCCGAGTCGGCTTTGTTGACGATGAAAAAGCTGTCGAGGAAAGTGACGTAATCGGCGGTCGGGAAGTCGCCGTCGCTGATTTTGGCGAACGTGTCCGTGCTGGTGTTGTAGGTATAGCCGGAGGTGCCGTCCACCAGCATGATCTGCGTGCCGTTATCTGCGAACGAGACGCGCCCCATGGACGTATCGAGCGTGCCGAGCGACGTTGCAACGCCCGCCGTGTTGATCTCGTACAACGTGTTTCCGGATGCCGCGTAAAGCACGTTCCCGAACGGGTGCAGGCCGCGTATCGGATATGCGCCGAGGTTGCAGAACGCGGTCAGCCCCGGCGTGCCGTACAGGGCGATGATCCGGCCGTCTTGCAGAATCTCGGGGTAGAGATTGACGAATCTCAGGGCGCCTATGGCCTTCGACCGACCCGCATAGGGGCCGATGAAGTTGATTTGCTCAATAGCCATCGAAAATCGTTCCCCGCGCCTCAGGCATCACGTCGGAGCGGGCGATAATGGGCCGATTGGCCGCATTCAGCCGCTTGATGTTGGCCAAGTCTTCGTTTGCGGTATTGATGACGTGGGCGGATGGCTCCGCGCCAAACTCCGGGGCAATCTGAAGAGCCAGATTAAAAACGATGGCGTTTTCGTAACCCGGGGGAAGCGCTAAATCAGTGGTCAGGTTCGCAAAACTTTGAAGCGTCTGCCACGTATAGAGATAGAGTTCATACCCCGAGCCCGGCGGCGGAAACAGCCTTATTTTGCCAAGCGGGTAGGCGGTTTCGTAATAGAGGATTTCCGGCACGTAGCCTGGCGTTTGCCGGTCGCCGATCTCGGACCATGTATCCACGCTCACAACTCTGAGCGGATAATCGCTCGTGCCGTCGCGCACGAAAGCCCGCTCGATCCGCACGGGCCGGTCAAGGGCGAAGTTCCCGCCCGAGCCGATGGTATAAAGCGATTGCCCCCCGATGAGCGTCTGCGCGGCCTCTTCCTTGATCTGATAGACCAATAGGCCGTCAATGCGCCAACTGTCGAGCATCGCGTTCAACGCCATCAGCCCATCAGCGGCTTCCTCGGCGGGGAGCGTTTCGCCCGCCGCCGCGACTCCGCACAGCCGAAGCGAGCGGGTAATGAGTTGCAGAGCGCTAGCCATCTAATGCACCAACGGGTCAGATTCCAGCATAACGCTTCGGCTTCCTGCCCCTGCGTTTCGGTTCAGGTAGTCTGTCGCCATCTGTTCGAGTTGCTGGCGCATGGTCATTTCCGCCGGGGTCTGTTGCAGGCATAGCGACTCCACCAAAACGATCAGATAGTCCAGTTTGTCCATTAAATTTGTCCGGGTTGTCGTACCAGCCTGGCTCCCATTCGTCCATGGAATGGATGATCTTCTTCCCGTGCGCCGGGTGGTACACCCAGGACGGGAAGGTAATATCATCAATGTAGCCGTTACCGACGATCATTCCACCGTGCCATTAGGCAACACGCCCGCGTCCTGCGACGGTCGCGCGATGACGATCTTGTATTCCTCGGCCCCGGCATTGACCGCGGTCGTAGCCGAATTCTGGAACGTAATCGCCAAAGTGTCCTTGCCCGAAATGCGGGCGTTGGCGATGCCCAAGCCTGCCGTTGCGGTCGGCTTGATGACGTTCAGAACGATGTCGTTGGTCGTCACGCCCTTGAGCGTGAAGGTTTGCTCAGCGCTGGTCTGCGCGTTGACGGAGGCCGGGTCGATGGTCAACCGGCATACCCGGATCGATTGAATATTGGTTTGGGGAATCATGCTACTTGCCTCATGGCTTCCTCACGAAGCCGTAAAAAATGTTCGGCGAAATTGCCCTTGAATTCCTTCATGCCGACATGGACTAAATCAGCATCCGGTTCCAGCCACAGTTCGCCGCCCAGTGCTTCCCATTTCCTGGACAACCAGTAATCCTCGCCCCAGTAGCCGTTGTCCCGCTCCCCGTGCTCGAACACGGGGCGGCAGGCGCGGCCCTGGCAGTCCTTGTACTCCCGGCCCTTTTCCGCCTCCCACAGCGCTTCGACGGCCTCCCGCGTGAAGCGGATAAAGCCACCGGAGAGCATGTCTGCACGGATCAATGGCCCGTCGTGGATGGTGAATCCTTCGGCATCCTCGGCTAAGCGGGTGGTGAACTGGTCCCAGGCGTTTTTAACCGGATAGGCGCAGCCGACAATAGGCTTGTCGGCCAGCCACAGTTTCAACACCGTTCCCGGCTTGAATCCCATGTCGGAATCGATGAACAAAAGGTCGGTCGCGTCCGATGACAGGAACATGGACAGCATGGAGTTCCGCGCCCGGTCGATGTAGGAATCGCCCGGCAACGGCTTGAACTCCGCCGCAAGATCCAGGTTCCTAAGCGTCATCATCAGATTGACGAGACTTAGGGTATATTGCAGCCACGTCGTACAGAGATAGAACGGCGTGGCTATAAAGAGCTTGCGGGACCGCAGGGGCTCCAATTGCTTCAAAATGGCCTGATAGTCTTTCGATCCCGCCGCGTCACTCATCATTCACCCCATAGTCTGCAAGCCGTTTCCGGACGCTGGCACAGCCAGCCGTAGAGGACATCGGCACGGCCCAGGAACCGATCCTCGGTAATGTCGTAGTCGAACACGATACGCAGTGAAATGCCGTCCATGACCGCCCGCGAGCCCATGTGCACGCCTTCCGGCAACACCAGGTCGGCGGTTGCCAGCGTAAACGAATCCTCGTGATAAACGAGGTTTTGGCTATAAGCCGTAGCCGAACTGCCGACGAACGTCACATCCGCGTTGTCCGCGATCTGGTTTGACGCCGCCGAGACGGTCTGCCGCGCACCGGTGAAGATGATCGGCGGATCGATGGTGATGGATGCCGTCGAACTGGTGTCCGAATTCGCGTCCGCCTTCGCAACGAACTGTTGCAGCACCGACAGGGGCGTCTTGGTTTCCGGATTGACCGCGTAAGCGCCCTCGATGGTGAACACGTCGCCCGCCTTGACCGCGCCGGTTTGGGACGCGCCGAAACCGTCCACGGAAATAGTGGACGTTGAGGTCGTGATCGCCCCCTTGATTTCCTTGGTTGCCGTGCCGACCGTGCCGACCGTGTGACGGTTCACGTTCTGGTCCATGGTGATTTCCTTGAGACCCAACACGTCCATGCCCATCAGTCCTTTCTTGAACTGCTTGGAGATGGTGTCTCCGTTGTGGAACAAGCCTTTCAGACCGTCCACAAGGTAGGCGTTCGCGGTCGGGTTGACCGTCGCGTAGCGCCGCCCGTCGCGGGGAGTATTGGTGAGGTCTAGCTTTTCCTGTGCCAGTAACAGCGACAGGGCGGTGCTCGGCGTGGTGCCCGGCGTGCCGACACTGTTGTACACGTCCTTGTAGAGCGCCAGGCCGTCCGCGTCCACGGTAGCCGCCAAGACAGCCATGGCCGGTTGCAGGAAGCGTTCACGAAGATCGTCAATCTTCATGGTCAATTCCAGGCTGGAAAATTCCAGCGGGACATGAGCCTGAGTCGAGACGGTCAGCGTGGTGTATTCCTCCACGCTGTCACGCGAGGTCGAAAGCGTTGCCGACTTGGTGACGGCGTATTTCGGAGGCTTGCGGATGCGAAGCGTGGTGCCGATTTTGGCCCCCTTCTTCGCGAAAGAATCGTCATCTTTGGCGTTCGGTCAGCCGCGCTACCGGATGACCCGCTTTTCAGCAGCCGCCCCTTTCAGGGCGGAACAGACTATATCTTCTCAAACATACTTCCAGATTCGACCGGATCGAATCTGGCTTATCAAAGAGCATGATACTCCATAACGAGACGCTATCTCGCCATGTGTTCCAACTTCAGACCGAATCTTTTTAACCTGGTCATTTGACAACCTTGCATGGTAGTTTTTTTCGCCATGGGCTTGGCGTTTTTTGGCAACCATGTCGGCCATGTTATCGTCAAAAGTACCCAGGAATAAATGATCCGGATTTACGCATTTACGGTTGTCACATGTATGCAAAACATACATTCCATTTA